CAAAAACTAAAATATCTTTTTGGTGTGAAAGACGCAATGCTTCTTCGTTGAAGTCACGTGGAGGGGAAATATAAAACCACGTAGCAATCATTATAAGGTAGTCTATAAGATGGTTTATATGTGATATGAGATATTTTACGCTAATTTCCATTTTTTTATGATAAAGTAGATAGAAATTAACAAAAACTCTAACAACGTTACTCTAAAAGAGACTTTTTCACTTATGAAAGGAATTAATTTTGTTGCATAAGCGATGTAGTAAAGAAGTTCAACTGCTGAAAATACACTAAGGAAATATAAAAAGTCTCTATCATATTTACGTATTCCTTTTAACGATAAAGCGATAAATAATAGCAGTTGGTATGTCCTATCACCAATATGAAATACATGGTCTAAAATAGGCTCATTTAAAGTATAAAGTAAGTGGCAAAAAATACGATTTGCCACATACAACCAACCTGCAATATTTAAGATTCTGTTTTCCATTAACTTACTGGCGGACGGTCTTTTGGCGATGGTGATCCTTTTTCGTCTAATCCTTCTCCTTCGGTAATGCCTTGAATTTTAATTTTACTTTCTTTTGATTCAATAGACTTCAATATTTCAATAATATCATCTACTGAACAACTTTCTAAAATAATAATTGTAGCTTTCATTCTTTTTCTGTTTTTGAAGATAACTTATAAGCAAATTTGATGATTCTTTTCAACACAAGTTCATAAAATGCTCCTACTCCTGCCGAAACTGCAACAATAGATAAATCTTTTTGTCCTAAGTAATTGGCTACCATTGGCGTTAAAAACATACCGAATGTTCCTGCCATTATCACATTACTAATAAACCTAAGAATCCACTTTGATTTTGTATATTCTGGTTGTTTTGGAAACCATTCGGGATACAAAAACCTTGCAATATAAATTATACATTGCCCAAAAATAGCAAATATACCAAACTCAATAGATAGACCGTAACTTGTTAATAATTCAAGTGTAGGAGCTATGCTAATTACAGAAAACATAACTAAATAAAAAGCGTGCTTTATATCTTCTATTGAATCAAAGTTTTCAACAATCCAATGCCCTATTTTTGCGAATAACAACTTCATTTTTTTAGTGGTTTTTATGATGATAAAAGTTTGATATTAATATCAGTTTCTTTTTTATTAAATAACGTATCTTCATTTTTTCGATACATAGTATTATTTTCTAATTTTGCCATTTCTGCAACTAAATTAGCTAATTTCATACTTTGACTGTTTTCGCTTGCTGTTAAATAGTCCCAAACACCATTTCTTAAAATCTCATATTTATTAATTAAAGCAAGTTTGTCAATTTTATTATTAGCTTTACTAATTACATGATTTTCACTACAATATAGTTTAAGCCTTGTATTTATTTCTTCTTGACCTAATCCTAAAATATCATTTCTCATTTTATGAAAATCAACAAAAGGGTTTCTACTGTGGCTTTTCCCTACAAATTTATTCATATGTATTTTTTCTGCTTCTTTGCAATTTGAAACGTACTTAAATACCTCCTTTAATTTTACTAAATATAAAATTTGCTCATGTGAAAGTAAATCTGAACTTTCAACTTTATTTGAAAGATTAATTAACCATCTTCTTATTTGTTTTCCTTTTTCATTTCTTTCTAATAAACAAATTTCTTTGCAAGCATCTAATGAAAAGAAATATTCTCTTTTTGGTCGTCCACCTGTACTTTCCGTCAATTTTGACGTAAAGTCTTTTCCTTCTATTAAATCAGCATCACTTATTTTTCTATTAATCCAATGGTAATACTCCGTTTTACTTTGTATTTTTCGATAAAGTTCTGTTGCTTCAACAAAACCATCTTTATTAATTATTATCATTACCTTAATGTTTTATATTCACAATAAAGATAGTACTTTTTTGTTGAAAAACAAATAAAGTATTGATTATATTCTATATTTATGTATTATTTATTAAATTTTTGCAAAAAATATATTTATATTAGTTTATATTTAATAGTTTTTTATAAAAAATATTTTCAATAAATACATAAACATAATTTATTATTTTTAGTTTTAATAAAAATACTAGTTTTACTATTTTTTTAGTAAATCTATTACTTAATAAACTTTGGTTTTTCAAAAACCTCTGTGTACCATTTCGATAATGGTGCTTTTACAAAATAGCGAATATTTTCTGTTTTCTCCAAATGCTTTAATTCAGCACAACAAGAATTATCATTATCCTTTAATAATTTAATAGTTTTTGCTTGTTCTGCAATGACTAATTGAAGTTTTGAATCATTACCTTTGCTTGCGTCAATAGATTGCTGCAAATCGAATATTTGTAGTTTTTGACTTGCAATTATAGTGCTGTCATTTAATCTACCTTCTTCGTATTTAGCAACCTTTTTATCCATGCGGTGTAACTCTTTTGAATTTTTGCAACTTTCTATTTTTGTCGCTAAAAAGAATACCCCGATACAACTAAGTAAAGTGAGTATATTTTGTAAGTTTAAGAATTTCATGCTTTTGAATATTTTAGATACGCTTTTTCTAATTTCTTATCGTATTCATTTTTGTAATACAATTTACCGTTGTATTGTCGTGCAAATCCTGCCCAATCTTTCGCTTTTAGTTCGTCGTCTAATAAGCTAAATTTAATATATTTTACAAAACCTTCTAAGTGTTTTCCTTCACCGATTTCAAACTCGTCAACCATGTGTAAAGCGTTTTTAAATCCTGCACGTTTTGCATTAAATCCCATTATTTGAAACATTCCCCAACTACACGAATTATATGCTGATTCTCTATGAATCTTACAAGCTAGTGTAAGTTGATTCCATCTATCATCAACAGTTTTGCCATATAGTTCTTTGTTCCAAACAGGCGAAAGAATTGTAGGATATTGTTGTATTAATCTTTCGGGAGTTAAACCTAATGTTTTAAGCTCTTTCCAAAACACATGAGGCTCAAATAACATTTTTACACGACCTTTTGCATCGAATCCACCACCGTTTGATTCAACTTCGGCAACTGACTTAATCGTTGCAATTTCACACCCAATTAAGGCAGCACTATTGATATAATCTTGTTCTGTTAGTTTCATATTATAATGATGTTATTGTTTCCCACACACTGCCTGTGTAAATACATAACTTATGCAATGTTGAATCATATACAATTAATCCCTCTGTCGGGCTTGAAATAGCATTTTTTTGTGTTGTCGTCATTCTTGGGAATAATACTCCTTTTGTAGTGCTTGTTACGTCTAATACTGCTTTTGATGAAGGCGAAAGTGTTCCTAGTGATACAGTTCCATCTCTATCAATACCAAGTGCATTAATCATTGTCCCACCACTATTTTTTGAACGAAATAAGAACCCTCCGCTTGAAGTTCCTGCATCTAACAATAAATCCTCAACTGAATTAGTCATCAAGTTAGATATTGTAATATCGTGATAACCTTTGCTTGTTCTTTCAATTCTTATTGTATTTGCATCTGCCGATAAAATATGAAATAATTTTTGTGGCGAAACTGTCCCAATCCCAACATACCCAGTTGACTTTAAAATAAATTGATTGTTGCCACTTGTAGCTCCTCTCAATCCTATATCGGCAGCCGTAGTGTTAGCAACTAAATTTAAACTTGCTGTTGCCGCTCCTTGTGTTGTTCCTATATTCAAATCAAATCTATTATCGTTAGAAGTTCCTGCTGATTTTGTTAATGACAAAATATTTTCGTCGTTAGTAGAAATTGTCGATTTAGGAATAGTGATTTGATTAGAAATAACACTATAAACATCAGTATTGCTTATTTTTGAAGTAAACGTATTATTGATTGCATCCTCAGAAAAATCTAACAACGACGTACAAGGGTAATACCCTGTCGAAACTTTTACATTATCTAAATAAATAATCCCTGCCTTTGTAGTAAAGTCTTTCGTATAAATTGAGTAACTTAACTCTCCAAATTTTAAAACAGGTTGGTCGAAATATCCATTACTCCAATCGGGCGAAATATATTTTACAAATTTTGTATAACTTGTTGTTACAGGGACATATTTAGCTTTATTGTTTCTAAGAATTTGCATACTTGTAATAGCAGAAGACTTAATATATCCCGAAATTCTCATAACTTTTCCTTTTATCCCTGCTGTATTCCCTAATACATTGATAAGAAAAGAATTATTTGAACTTGAAGAAACTGACAAACTTCTTCCAGAATCAACACCTGTTCCTGAACTAACGGAAACACTTCCGTTTGATATTGTGCTAAAAAATGCTGTGCTGTCGCTTTGTTCTGATTTTAAATTAGAATAAACAACATTATTTATGCTATTTTGAAAATTCAAATTAACTACTTCTTGCTCTGTTAATTCTTCATTAAAAAATTGAAACTTAGACATAAATAAAGTAGAACCTTGCGAAATGTCCCCAGCTCCGATATAACTCTTTGTTCCTGCTGATGTTGCTATTGCAGTACCTGAACCACTTCCACTAACATTTAATACACCATTTAGATAAATTTTCCATGTATTAGTTACGTCTTTTACAATATCAATATTATAATAAGTATTAGCTGATATTACGCTTGTAGATGTAGAAATAAATGCAGTAGATTCTACTAAACAATACAATGCTCCTGCTGCGGATATTCTAATTGCAAATCTACCCGTTTGACTACCAATCGTAATATCTTTTTGTTGAAACAATGTAACATCGCTAGTAACATTAGATATTTTTACATTTTCAAAATGTAAGCTAAATTCTGATTGATTAGAAATAAGTAAAGACGAGTTAGTTATACCTACTGTTCTACTTTTTTCAAAAGTAAATCCTTTTCCTTTATATTGATAATCACTTGCTTTTGCTTGATATACAAATGATTCTTTAAAGGATTGTTTATCATATTTATTTTGTGAAGTTTCCTCACCTGCATAATTATCTTGTATATCTAAGTAATTAGAATTAGTAATTTCATTTCCACTTATAACATTGTTACCAGAAAATTCATCAATATACATTCCAATATAACTAATATCATTTAGGTTTTCTGTCCTTGCTGATATACTATTCCCTGTAATAGTGTTATTATTAGCCCCTTTTTCTAATGTAAACAACTTAGAAATATATAAATTAATAGATTTTGATACCGTATTTCCGCTAAAAACATTATTATATCCACCTCTTACTACTATACCGTCCCATACAACGTCCTCAAATTTATTGTTAATATAAGTACCTGTATTAGAATTTTTTCCTGTCAATAACATTACGGCAGAAGGAACTTGAATTACACCATTAGAAAATGTTTCAGTAGTATTTACGTATCCACTCGGCACATTTGTATAATTGTACAAATTATTATACAAAACCATAGTAGTATCAGTCAAAAATTTTGGATAATATGATTCTGAATGAGGGAAATAAATTTTAAAATTATTTGACACCGTTGAAGGATAGTTAAACACAACAGGAACGCCATCATGTCGTGATGTAGTTGAAGTTATTTTTAAATTAGAAAATATCAAACTATCCGTTCCGCTAATACTTACTGCTGATGTTCTTATTTTTAGAATTGTGTTTGAAATATTAGAACTTGGCGTAAATGAAATATTAATATTTTGTATTGAACTATTGGCAGTTATTGTGCCGTATGTTGTTGTACTATCATTGTCAGAAAAAGTAACGCTTCTCGATGTTGAAACTCCACTTAGCCTAACTGTCCCTGTTAATTTATAAGTTATTCCAGATTCTAAAACTGCATAAGTTAAGCTACTATATGTTGATAAATATCCGCCATTTACTGAAACTAAACTTAGATTTTGTGTAGATTCTGTAAAGTTTGATGTTCCAGAATTTGACACATAAGTAGGTGCAGGTGTTAAATAATTAAAAGGAGATACTTTAAATACACCCGATGTAAGACTTGAAATATTAAACTTTATTGATGGTGTTGTACTTCCGCCTAAATATATTTTATTGTTGCCTAATGTACCATTCCCAACTCTGTCAAAATAAGTAGCAGGTGTATTTAATCCGCCTACAATGTCATTTCCATAAATAATGTAATCAGCATTACTTATTCCCAAAAACCCCTTTATGCTGTTATTTGTTAAATAAAATTCGTTACAATCAGTAATATTTAGTGAATATAATTTACCTCGATAAAACTTACATTTATCAATCGTAAATCCCCACGCTTCCGTAATATTAAAAGCATAGTTAGACATATTACTAGCATCAAAACTTATATTTGAAATAGTAATATTAGGATATGACTTTGCTAAATTTGTTACTTCACCTGATTGTTGATAATAAGTTCTGTCAGGATATAATTCAACAAAGTTTGTTGAAAAAGTACTTGAATAATTCTTAATTGTTGTGCCATTGAGAGTTGATTCTGCTCCTGCTGCTAAGTTTCTATCAGAACCAATCATGCTCACGTTCTTTTTAATATAAAAAGGTGCTGTTAAATACGTTTTTGCTAAAAACTTAATTCTTCCTCCTTTTGTTAAAGATGCAACATAATTAATACAGTTAGTGATAGCAGCATAGTCGTTTGTTGCTCCATCACCCTTAGCACCAAACCATTCTACATAATAATCATCTTGTACTATTCTAATCCATCTACCTGTCGTCACACCTGTAACTTGAACAACCATTGCATCATCTGCTGTTGTTGTGCTTGTTTTGTTCCAATAAAATTGCCCTCCACCCCCATCATTTGGGGTAAAATAGCCTAAAACGGTAACCTTTTGATTATATCTACCAATTTTAGTTTTAAGTTCGGTAATGTTGTAAATTGATATTGAAACCTGTGACGTAAGCGAATCAAGATAATTAAACTCTGTATTACTAACTACACCAGTGCCTAACTTACTTGCGTCAATATTTGCAGAACTTGAAACGTCTGAATTGACTAAAGTAGAAGAAGAAAGTGTTCCTGTTGAATTAGAATGTACTAATCCTGTGCTTAACCCTTTCATTCGTAACCCTGTTATTACAGGTGTTGAAGTAGAATCTATTCGAGTTGACCAAGTGCGATTTGATGCAAGTGTTTGCGTTCCTCCTGTTATTGCAATGCCATTACTTCCTGTAAAAGTCAAAGAACGGCTTGAAATGTTTGAAAGTGGAATTTCTGTATATTTAGTGGTTGAAACTAAATAAAAAGTGCTATCAGTCGGAGCATTGATAGTATAATTGCTCGCATTGCCTTTTAGTTTTGTTCGGGATGCTTCATTCGTACTACCCCCAAAAATTAAACTTTGTCCGCTTGCTACAAACGAAAAAAGCGTTAAAAATAAAATAAGTGTCTTTTTCATATTAGTTTGAGTAATCTGATAATGTATCAGTATCTGTCGTTCTGTTTCCGTTTACTTTAATAATTTTTATTGACGTTTTTGTGATTGTACTCATATTAATTGTATAAGAATGACTTGCCCCTGACACTAATTTTTTTTGTAATAAAGGCTGATATGGGTCTAATCCGTAAACCTCCATTGTAATAGGATAGCTACCTGTATTTTCCATATAAACCGTAAAGTTTTGTCCTCCTATTGGAATATACATAAGTGCATCGTTCAAAATAGGGTTTGCAGGACTACGTTCGGGATGGTTATTTTGACGAGGGTCAGTATTATCTTGCGTAGAATAATAAGCAATGCTTTGCGTATTTCTAACGTATATGATATTATCCGTTGCTCCCTTAATATACCAATTAGACTTTGCAGGTTGTCCTGCTATGTAGCTAATTGAGTGCGTCATTGCCCAAAGACGAAACCTATTTGTATTATAGTCATTTTGTAAAGTACTAAACTCCCCTGCATTATAATAATCGTTAGATTTTAGGTCTGCTGAGTTCAAACAAAATGTATGAGTGTCATAAATTTGTAAAGGAAAATTACACGATTCAGAAGGCGGAATGTCAATGTTATCCGTTTGAAACATATTTATACGCTTGTTGTTGCTGCCACCTGCCGACCTCCACGAACTCAACCAAGAATCATAACTCAATAAAATATTTCCTAAGCTATAATTTACCGTTATGTCTCCGCTAATCCTGCCGTTTTGCGTAGCCATATATGCCTTCAATTCTACTATACATTCAAGCAATGATACGAAGTTTGCAACGTTGTACTTATCACCGATGAAAAGAATATCTTTTGCACCGCTTTCTATACACGCTTTGCCCATGTAAATCATCATAGACTTCATTTCTGCGGCTGTCGTTGCTCCGTACATATCGCTAAAGAAATCGTACATATTTAACTCTGTACCTAATTTTTTAGAGTAATTTGTGCGAAGTACGTCTAGCGTAATAGAAAGGTCAGGCGAACGTAACGACTTGCCAAATTGTGCCTTCATCATATCGCTATAAGTAGGCATATCATTTACGTTAATTGCCATTCGTCTAGGTGCTAGCGTATCCGTACATGACCCCCATTCTAAGACATATTTTGCAGTTGTGGCATAAGTGTTGATAACCGCTTTACAATCTTCTTGAAAACCTTTTACAAGCGAATAATTCCATTGCCACCAATCATAGCCCAATGCAGTTGAATAAGTTGAGTTATCGCCATTCGTAGGAGGTTCAACCACTGAAAAACTAGCGAAACTTGTACCCCAATGCGTATTAGCTGTTCCGATTGTGCTGTATAAACCTGTTACGTAAGTCCTAAACCCCGATTTTGAGTAACTTGAATAGTCGTATGAGGTTTGATAACGAGCGGCAGGATATTGTTGATTTTCGTAACCGTAACCGCACTCCCATTGTGCGGCAGTTCCACATGACATTTGCAAGATAGAACTTCCATTGCTTGCTACTCTTGCAGCGTAACGAGTAGCAGCTTTTTGCACAAAATCTAATGCTTGTGCCGTTGCTGTTGTGTTTGCAAAACTTATTTGTCCGATACCTTCCGCAACTCTACTAACAAATCCTAAATGGTCTTTTGCCATTTCTGACAAACCAATAAAACCGCTTGTGTTTGTGCCTTCAATGTCATTGTGGCTACCATCATCAAGTGTTAGAACTAATCGAATAGCAACTTTTACCTTATTGCCATTTGTGGCAGTTTTTGACGTTGCATAATCAATCAATTCATCATAAAAAGCCCAACATCTGTCGTGATTCGTTGTTTGTGAGTAATCCGTTACGCTAGCAGGTGGCGTATAAGTATTAAACACCCCACCATTTGGAGAAGAACTGTTCCCGTTCCAAATAACCGACAACATGATATAAGTCACACCGTTGGCAATAGCATCGTCATATTCAGATTTAGCTTTGGCAATGTCACGCTCTGGAAAGTTTGACATATAACCTACTTCTGTTGTTGATTCGTACAAATCATCGGCAGGAACGTCACTATATCCGCTCGGAATATTGCTTAATGCTTCCGATTGAGAAGTAAAATAACCATTTGCATTGTTTGCCCTTCGGTCTGTTAATACTCCACTTGAATTTGACTTTATCCAATAAAATTGGTCAACTGCTGTCCCACTTCCTTCTACTTTTTTTGAGGTAAAGTAAAGAGAAAGAAAGTCACTCCCATTTGTGACCACATAACCCATGAAAATCGGCTGTGAAACTGCCATTATAGTATTAGTTTATACTCGTCTAAAATCAATAAAGCCTTAGTTACTTCAAAAGTGTTTTCTTTATTTCCAAGATAACACCCTTCAATCAATTCATGTTGAATTGAAGCTAAATCATCGCTATTAATTGCGGTTAAACTTACACTTGATTCTTCCGAAAGATAAGTTTCAATTTCTGAATCAATATAAGATTCGTGAACCTCTTTTTCTTTCCCAAGTTTCATTATACTTTGAATTTCTACTGCAATGCTATTTGCTTTTTTAGCATTATCATTAAAAAGTCTAATTAATCCAAATTTCATTTGCTTTGACCTCGTCAATGCTCCGCAAATGTTGCCTAAATTTAGTACGTCTTTGTTTTTCATAAATTATTTATATCCATTCAGCTTTTGTGCTACTTGTCGCTTTCAAAAATTTACCTGTTGCAAATCCACTCATATCAATCTCTATCTTTGTCGCACCATTATAAATATAATATTTTGTTGCGTGCAATTCAATGTCTGTTGCGTTAGCTGCTATTATGCTCCCAAACAAATTTATTTTTTGTGTAGCTGCAAAACTCCCTGCTGTTTCGTCACATCCACTTACAATATTTATTGCATCAACATCAAGCGAACTTGTAATGTTTAATCCATTCGGAATGTAACCTTTTGAAATAAATATTTCACCAAACCAGTTTGCATCATCCGAACGAGTAAACTTTACTGAACTTCTTGAAGATGAAGCATTGCTATTGCTTGAAAAATTAAATCCATCTAAAATAGTATCACCATCATCTAACTTATTATTAAATGTAGTCCAATCTGTACTTGTCAGTTTCCCTGTTACACTTCCCGAAGCATTACTAAGAACATCTTGCTTCCCGTTAAAAGTACTCCAATCTGTATTACTTAAATATCCACTATCTAAACTTGTCGCTTTCTGAATGTATATATTGTGGTTTTCTTGTGTAATAAACAAAGGTGAACTTGCCGTATATGTACCCGAACCGCCACCACCTGTTATTACGTTGTCGTTTGTTGTTAGTATGCGATAACGAACCCCCGAAGGTAAAACGTGGTAAAGGAAAGTATCTTTGTCTATTTGTAAACCGTATTGTTCAGTAGTACTTCCATTTAATCTGTATCCATGAATACCAAAAACACCAGTATCTGAATCGGTAAACACAAACCCCTCTAAAACGGTTTTATTAGCATCGGAATACATTTTAAAACCTCTTTCCCCTTCATCAGTAACGAGCATTACAATATCAAGTTTGTCCTCTAACTCACCTGTGTTTAATATTGCCCATTCGTTATTAGTTCCGTTAGACTTTAAAAACTGATGGTCAGTTCCAAACGATTCATTGATATAAAGTTTGCCATGTACGTTCAAATTGCCATTTACATAACTTGTACCGTTTAGAATAATGTCATATCCTGTAATCGGTGTTGATGTACCAATACCAAAAAAAGTGCCGTTATCAAATAATCGTGACTTAGTTAATGTTGTTGCACCTGTTTTAACAAGGTAATTTTCATCACCTGTCGTTTTTTGTATCTCCCCTAAGTTAATGTAAGCAAACTCTTGACTTGTACCATTTGACTTTAAAAATTTGTGGTCTGATCCAAAGTCGTCATTAATATACAATTTGCTTGAAACGTGCAAGTTGCCTGTTATGTCTAATTTATAAGCAGCAGTTGTGGCTAAATTACCTATACCTATTCTTCCACTTGATTCATAAATAACACTTTTTTCTAACGTACTATTCCCTGTCTTAATTAAGTAGTTTTCGTCTCCTGTTGTTTTCTGAATTTCCCCTAAATTAATATATGCCCATTCGTAAGTTAGTCCATTATATTTCCAAAATTGATGGTCTAATCCTGCTGAACCTCCTAAGATAATGTCATAATTAAATTGGATAGGCGAATTTACAATAATTGGTTCAGAATCCAATGATTCAATAGTGCCAACTCCTAAAACTCCATTTATATTGATGTTACTTGAAACAAGTTCTAACGGTGAATAAGAAGAATCAATATAGGCTTTCATTATGCCATCATCACCTCTACGCTTCTCAATAATTGGGTATCCTTGTCCGACTGATATTTTTCCTGCCATTTCAAGGTCTCCTTCAATCATTAACTCGTGTGTATCAAGTCCTAAACTGTACGCATAAGTGCCATCACCCAAGTATTTAGAGTTATCATAAAATACATTGTCTTTTATACCTAACTTGCCTAAAACTTTCGTAAGTGTGTCAAATGCAGGGTTTCCAAGTTCAATTAATTCAGCAAATTCACCACCTAATTTTAAAACACCTTTATTTGTTGCTCGTGGGTCTGTGCTTGTAGTAGGTATTGCATCAATGCCACCATCTGCATAAATAGGGTCATAAGCTGTACCTCCTATGGTTGTAATAGGTCTATCAAATGATTCATTTGTTTTTATCTTAGACGAACCACTTATATCTGAAATGTCAACTAATTTGCCATCTGAAAATTTATCATAAACTTTTGCAGAAAAAGTAATATCAGAAGCATATAGTTCAGTTAATACAACTTCAGAACTATCAGTTTGTAAATTATATTCAGATGTTAAAACTAAAAACCTTTTACTATTTGAAGTGATATAAGGCGTTTCTATTAGATTTATATATCCTTTTACGCTACCTTCAAATATATCACCAAATTTGCTTGTTATAACTAATCTATCAATCAATAATGATTCTACAATACTATAAGCAGTTGATTCAGTTGTACGTTTCCATGAATTTGCGTAGTTGTTTGAATCCTCTACGAATAAACTATTCCTAAATCTTGATTCGTCGTAAGTATTTCCACTAATTTGACCTTGAAAATATAAAACTATTTCATCTTCTTTTTTTGATGAAGTTAAAAGTGTGTTAGAATATTCAAACTTTCTTCCAACAAAATCTTTATCGTAATTCCTTGCTGTTCCTGTTAATACTAAGTTTCTAAACTGTACCTTTTTATTGGTAGGTGTTTCGCTAGTTAATTTAACGCCTGGATATATTCTTATTTTTAATCTATTGCTATCACCTATGTAAAAAGTATTATTTGAAGGTATTCCTGCATCAAACTTGCAATCAAATTGGACTTTTTGAGAAAGAAAGCCTTTATCAATTAATAATGTAACGTCATATTTTTTAATACTTCCGTACTTATCAACGTAGTATTTTTGTCCAGATTCGTTGCCATCTTCATAAATTATTATGGCAATTTTAACGCTATCTATATTGTCGTCGGCATACGCTTCAGCACTGAATGAAAAAGAACCCAATCCCGAAATATCAATTTCACTTGATTCAAAATATTTATCATCCTCCGCTAGCTCGCTAGTAGTAAAAGTATTATTAAACTGTATTCCATCACTATCTAATATTGTAGAAACCTCACCAATATTCCACGTGCCGACCTTTGTCCAGTTGATAGGGTTGAGGCCAGAATAATTATTAAACTTTCCGTTAGATAGCAAATTAGTTAAAAGACCTGTTTCATAAATTGCAGAAAATTGCTGAATAGGTATGTCTTTTCTAATTTGAGAATTGGACTTTATTTTTAAGCCTCCTGTATGTATAACGGTGTCGGTAGATAATGTTACATTTGATTGATATGTTCCTTGATAATTAAACTTTCTTCCACTTACTTCACCATCAACTAGTTCAATAGGTGATACAATAACCCATTTGCCTTGTGTTTGCAAAAGTCTTAAATCATGCGTTAATAATAACCTTTGTAATGTTTCGTAATAATCTATGTATAACCCGTCTTTATCTTCTAATGATGTTACATTAAAATACAACTGTGACAAAGGGCAATCAGAAGCCGTTTTGTCCATCAATGTATCATACTTGTTATAATAAATTTCAACGTTTAAATTATACCCTATTTGCCTTAATGACTGACAAATAATGTCTTTAAACGATTGTTTATTACTAACAACGTCTGTATGTTCATCAACAAAGTTTTTATTCTTTAATTGATTAACACCATCTTTTGCCATAATTGAAATATAAGCCAAAGACGTATCTTCAAATTGTTGCGACGAATAAAAAGGTATTAACCAACCAATAAATTCAAGTACATCATTTTTATAAACATTTACTTGAAATTTTCTTTCATCGTCAAATTGTAATGAATCAATGTCAAAAGTATTAGTAACTTTTAAATCGATTACGGCATATCTACTAAATATGTTATTAAATCTATTGTCCTCACGGTCATACCCAATTACAATTCCATTGCCTTTTAATGAAAGTTCGGTAGTGCTTCCACTATACAAGTTTTCAAGCAATTCAATTTTCCATTGAACGCTTGATAATCCGTAAGCTGTTGCATAATATTTTAATCCGTAAGCCATTTAGAATCCTTTAATAGTTTGATACCTATTTTGAGCGATAAAAATATCACCTCCTCTTACTACGCTATTATAAGAAGTTTGACCATAAGAACTTGATTTGTTTTGGCTTTTTTTGCCAATACCTCCTAAAATACCAGAACCAATACCAGCTGCAATACCAGTTATTAATTTTAATGGCCCAACTGATGGTATTAAACTTGCAAGTCCAGCAGCAATGTTTACTTTTGCTATATCCATTAATGCTTGTGACATAGTAGAAGCTAACATTTTTCCTAAATCGGCCATTGTTGCTGTGCCTACAATCATTTGTCCAACAATCATTGACATATTTGCAACTGAATCTATTGCTAAGTTTCTTAAACTATCACTTATTGCTTGATTTGCATCTACAACTGTTTTAGCTTTTTGATTATATTCATTAAAATTAACATTATTAATTAATTCTGGGTCTATACCTAATATTGATGCAAGCGTGTTTTTGTCCCCTTGTTGAGTTATTCCACGCATGCCATTTGATAAAGTTGATTGTAGTTGACCTTGCAACTTTTTATCAATTTCTTTTGGCATCATTGATTCGGGCATACTTTTCTCCCAGTAATCTTTTAATAAATCAACGCCCTCTTTATTTAATTTTTTTAGAAGTTCATTATATTTAACTTTTGCATCATAAACATCTTGTGAAATTTTTAAGGTTCTATCTGCTAAATCTTGTTCCCACTTTAATTTGTCGCTAACTTGTTCTTTATCTATATTAGCTAAATCAGAATTTAATTTTTGTTTGCGTGCAAAAGTATAGTTTGCAAGTTCATCTTCAAATCCCTTTTTACCTTTTATAGAATTTTGTTTTTCTTTTAAGTCATCATTGTATGCTTTTTTTGCTTCTTCTCTTTCTTTTGTATATTTTTCTAAAATAGATGCTATTTGCATATCTCTAGTTTCAGAAAGAAAATCACTTTGTAATTTCTTTAAACCATCTAATGATTTTTTATCTCCTCCTAAACCTGTTGATGGTGGAGGTGGAGGAACATTACCAGTATTTGGCTTTTCACCTTTTTTATACATGAACTTTTTATTGCTCTGATAATCAGATTTTATTTGGTTCACTATACTTGGGTCAATGCCTACATTTTTAGAATACGCACTAAGAAGTTTTGCTCGTTGTTCTGATGCACCTGCTGGGTTAAAAACACCTTGCAATGCTGCACCTGCTAATCCAACACCTAAAAGAGTGTCTTGTAATCCTTTTTTTACTTTATATAAAATACCCTCTACTTTTTCCCAATGTGAAACAGCATAAATAGCTGCTCCTGCAATAGCTGCACCTGCTAATCCAGCAGGACTAATTAACGCTAAAAATCCTGTCGAAATAGCAGGTAAAATAGTCCCTGCTAAAGCTAATAACGGAGGTAAAACAATGGCAATGCCACCAATCGCTAAAATTGCTTTTTGCGATTCTGGTGTTAATTCAGAAAAATGCTTTGCTAATGATTCCATTGCAGAACCTGCTTCATCAGCCCATTTTTTTATGCCTACATTTTTGTCAATTGTTTCTCCTATACTAGCAAAAGACTTAAACATAGTATCAGATAAATTCTCTAAAGCATTTTTTACTCCTCCTGAAACTTTAGGTAATTTTTCAAGTTCAGTTATTAATTGCTCAATAAATTGTTGAGAATTAATACCTGCTGCACTCATTTTTGACTGTATTTGCTCGGTATCTACTGTTCCATAAAGTTTTTTAACAGCAGATGCAACCATTGGAACGGCTTCAATAATAGGTCTAAAATCTTGTGATAAGACTTTAGATTTTGCAGACATTTGTGTTAATTGATAAATTACCGAATCAAATTGAGCTTTGCCGCCACCTGCTGTTGCAATAGCATTTCCAAAGCCTAACATAGCTCGTTTTGCTATATCAGCAGAAATACCAACAGACCTTAGTCTTACATCGGCTTGAATAGCTTCTTTATATCCAATTCCTGGTAATTTTGCTAATTCATTTAATTCTGAAAGCCTATTTGATAAAGAGGATGCAGTTTTTTCTAATGTACCTAAGCTCATTTTTAGAGCTTCCATTTCTCCAAAAGATTCAACTGCTCTTTTAGCCATTAATCCCAAAGGTGCAGAAACGGCAATAGATAATTTTGTGCCTAAAGATTCAGCTTTTTTGCCAAAACTTTCAATTTTTGATTCGGCATTATTAAGCCCTCTTTGTAGTGCGTTTGCATCTACACCTATTTCTAGTAGAAATTGACCTAATCCTGCCATTTTTTATTTTGTGTAGATTCTTGTAATTTCTTTAACTGCCTTTCGGCATATCTTTTTTCATATTCTTTTACCCAATCAATTTGCTGTTTAGCCTTTTGTTCGGATGGTAGAATCATTATTTTGTCACGTGGTATATGTTTAGTTGACTGAATATTAACAGTCCAATAGGCTAATTCACGTACTTTGTATAATTCAAATTCGTCTCTTTCTTGATTAACTTCAACTAACAAAGAAACGTCATACAAAGTTATGCAATCTAATTCAGTTGGCTTGTAACCGTTTCTAAATCCGATTTTGTCAACGTCTCGCCAGTAGTCAAACCAATTTTTTTTTCTTCCTCAACTGGTTTAGAATCGTCTTTTTTAGTATTCTTTTCAACATATTCCTCCGCTGTCATTCCTACAATGCTAATCCAAAGTGCATCAAACGCTTTTTTGTATTGCTCCGTTGAAATTTCATTAGTGTCTAAGAAAAGGTCAATTTCCTCAACAGGCTTTATTTTTAATGCACCTGCACCCCCCGATTGAATCAAGGCATTTTCGTAACTGAATTTTAAAAGATAAACAGTAAATTCTAATTCTTTCCCTGCGTTACCTGCTAAAAACAACAACTCTTGTGTTGTGCATTGAAAATATTTTGTAAGGTTACGTAACGCATACGTACCGACCAAACAATCACCTAAACCTGTTATTTGAAATTGACCTTTCATAGATTATTTTTTATATTATGATACTGCTCCTACTGTAATGTCACCTGCAAACTCTAACGATGCTGTGAATGTTAAGCCTGTTTCTGTGCCTGACGTCAAATCAAGTGCCGTTACATAAGCTGTGCCTTGATGCGTTGAATCTCCTGTTGTTGCATTTTTGATTAAACAAACAAGTGAAGTACCTGCCTTTGCAGCGGTCATAAAGTTATCAAAGTTTCTTTCGTCTGTGTCTGTTTGAAAGTCTACAAACCCCTCAATCGAAAGGCTAAAACTTTTCAAACCCATGATGAAATCCCTAAAACCTCCGTTATCCTTAGAAGTCAAATCAATAGTTTCACCCGAAAAAGATAATCCTATACTTGTTAATTCAGCTACTAACTTATTCGTAGATGATTCAATCAAATAAAGTTTGTGCGAACTTGCGTTAGTTTTTGCCATTGTTTTGTATTGTTGTGTGGACTTAAATTTGTTGTATTAAATGTTCTATTGTGATAACCCTCCTATAAATAGTTTGTGCATCACTTACATAAGGGTCGAAATCCATATCCATAATTTTTTGAGTTGCAAATATATTGAAACCCGAAACCGTTATCCCTGCCTTGTGTGGTTGTGGTATTGCTGCTGTTAAAATTACATCAACAATTAAATCTAAACTTTTTCTACCTCCGAAACCATCATTAAAAGCTGTTATAATATCAATGTTTATCGTTACTCTATTATTGAAAGTTGATTTATTGCTTTCGTCTTGGCTAGTTTGGCTCGCTAAAATAACATAAGGCTTACTAGCTGAATCAGGTGCTTTTGAATCATATACATTATATCCTAATCCGCTAATAAGCGTAAAATATGCTTTACGAATAGGGTATGATGTATCTTTCATAATCTTTTAATTGATTTTAACCCACTATATTTTTCTACTATTTTTTGTGTATTATCTGTAAGTTCTTTTTTCCCTTCTAAAAACGAAGGTATTAAAAATGGTCTTGGTCTTAATGTTCCTTTGCCGTTTACATAAAATGTCATTGCAAAATCTTCATAACCACTTGGAATTTGTACATTAGTTCCTGTTCCAAATTCAATGAATGGAGCATAAAACTCTGTCGCTCCAACCTCTCCAATTGATTTTTGATAATTCATTTTATGATAAATCGATTGCTTTAATTTGCCTAAATCAACTGGCACAACTTGTTTAGCTTTTAACTCAATTTTTGTAACAGACTTAAAAACCTCTAACGTTAAATCACTTCTTAGTGCTTTGCTATAAATTTTAAAGTTTTTTAAAACTCCTGATATGCCTTTTATTTTTGACATTATTTTCTAACTAAAACAAGTTTCAAAACTAAATTTCTTCTCAAAACATTTTCGATGCCTTTTATTTGAAACCATTCATCTCCGTATTTAACCAAATATGATTCTGTTGGTATTCTGTCAGTCTCATATCGCATTAATACTTCCCACGTTTCAATAAACTCTGTCTTACCACCTTCGTAATTTCTAACGCTCCCTTTTGGCTTAATGCTTGTTAACATACTAAACGCTAATGTTTTAGTGCTTGTCGGAAACCCGCCCGCATCGTCTTGCGTTGCGGTAGTTGTGTAAAACTCAACAGTATCTCGCAACATTCCAGGATTAATTATTAAAACATCATCCATGTTGGTCTATAATTTAAAGCAATTGTCCGCCAATTGTTAGGCAAAATACTGCTACTTGATAAAGAGATTCCGTACCTTTGCACAAAGTTATCAACCACGTGCTTAACAATAGCTAATTTTAAATCTTCTGGTGTTGACGATCCATACCCTGCTGTATAAGTTACAACTAAACCATTTACAAACGTTCCGTAAATAGTTTTTTTCTTTGAACCTTTAACGATGTAATCAGCATCTAAAACTAATGTGTCTTCACCCGAAACAACGCTATTAATCGAATTAATAATTGGATAAGGCAATACTACTGATTCATTGACATAATCCCACTCGGCACGAACAGTTTTAGTTACAATAGCTATTGAAGCTAATTTTTCAATTTCAACCCTTGCTGCTTTTATCAAAGAAGTCAATAAAGTGTCGTGAGTAGATGTACTAATTGCAGCATATAACTTTACATAAGCTAAGTCTACAACTTCACTACCTATACTTGAAAAAGTAACATCAATTAGATTCGTTGTTGCCATTATCTTTTTTTAATTTCAATTCTTTTGTTTTTACAATTTCAACATTTCCACGTTTAGCATGAAAATTTGCTCTTGCTTCGTCCATACTTGCCGTTTCTCCTGCCTTTACCTCAACTATTCCATGCAAGTCTTTTAATGCCTTTATTACTGTTTCCATTGCTTTATGTTATGAATATTTAGTAAGAACTTATTTAAGTTTGAAAGGTAAACTTTTGGGTCTAATTCTTTAGCTCTTTGCTTTGATTGTTCGGACCGCTTTTTATAAACGTCTTTATCAGTCATTAATAACTCAATTTCTTTTACCCACAAATCAATTTTATTAATGTCGATTCCTTCTTGGTTGAGTGCTTCTGATAATCCTTTTGCTGTGCTGTTAATTACAGGTATTCCGCAACTTATCGATTCGATTGCTACTTGTCCGTAGCTTTCGTATTGACTAGGCATTAGTACTATCTTGCTTTTCTCATATACTTTCTTAATATCGCTTTGCGGTTCAATATACTTGATATTCTTAATCGAATTGTCTTGTATTTGCTCATAATATCCACCTTGAACGCCTAAGAATTTATACTGTGGCAACCTTTTAGCTAATTCTATTAACATTTGACCGCCTTTGTTTTCATTTAGGTTTATCAGTGTAATATAGTCTCCACTATTTTTTACATTCTGATAATCTCTATAATCAACTGGAGGAATACAAACGCAATTTGGTTGCTCATATTTTAAAATCCTTTTTACGTATTCAGAATTATAAACTATGTAATTTGCATTAACTCTACACCTTAAAATATGGTCTCCGTATGAGTTATGTACTAAATGAACTAACTTTTTATTAAACTGTCTCGCTCGATTAAAACAATGATAAGTATTGCCTAAATGAGTGATAACTAAATCCGACCACGTCCATTCTTTTCTATCATCTTCGCCTTGTTTCCAACTTAACACCTCAACACCATCTAAGTAGTTTTTCTTTTTTGTTGCTGTCAATGATAAAACCTTTACTTGGTGTCCTTCGCTTACTAAGTACCTTGCAATCTTATGAGCCATTGTTTCCGCTCCTGCTAATACTTCATTTGGATAAGCGTGTAAATGAAAAAGAATATTCATATAAATCTGTTTTGGGCTACTTTAAACGCTTCATCATAATCTGCATACCCATTTATAATATTAGAGTAACTCGCTCTTTGTACCGCAACCATCGGGTAAATAATATAGCACTTTTTTAATGGTTGTGCTGTTACTCTCAAAAAGTCATCGAATACTAATTCTTTATCCCAATACTCCAAGCACCAATTACGAAACTTTTTTGTCATTATGATTGCATGAGTACTCCATCCGTTCTCTAACCTATATAAATTACCTCCTACTCTACCAAAATGCGTTGATTGTAGGTTTGAACCCAAATAAAACGCATCAAAATCGTTTGGCAATTCATTAATTGCATCTTTTATGTGACTTAAATCACCTATAAATTTGCAATCATCTTCAACTAAAAATAAATTTTCAATATCTTGATTTTCTTCTAAAATTCTTAAAATAGATTGATTGTAACCAATTCTACCATCTTCATTTTTTATTGCAGAAAACCGCTCAAATTCAATTCCTACACTGTTTAACTCTTTTGTAACTTGTTCTAACCTGTCAGTCCTTTCATCTAAATTAAGAACTATTGTTTTTTGTATAAAACGTGGAGGAATAACCCCCACGTTTCTACTATTTTCGCTTATGATGCTAACGCTGTCCATGTACCTGTGATGAATGCTGCTGGTATATAAGTTGCTAAACCAACTCTTTCTTCCACACGAATCGTTACCAAGTTCTTTTGGAAGTTGTCGCTATCTTCACGTGAAATATCCACTTGAATAGCATTACGTACCAAGAACTCCGATTGCGAGAAGTCACCAACCAAGAAAGCATTTGTAGCCATTGCTGTCGATGAGTACAAAGGAACACCAAACAAACGTATAGAGTTATCTGCTCCTATTGTTAAGCCCATGTATGGCGAAGTGTATTCTTTGGTTGTTGTTTTGATTTGTGCCAACTCATAATAAGCATAAGGATTAACTAAAATTCCGTTTGGAGAATAATTAGAACTTGCTAATTGTGAGATTGCATTAATCAAGTAACTGAAACGGTCAGCCGACGAAGTATTTGCTGCACCTGTTGGAGCATATGCAGTTGCTTGTGTGATAATACCGTTCAAGGTATTAGAAGTCCCTGCACCGTTCAAAATTTGGTCATCCTCTTTGTCAAGTAATTGCTCAACCATACGACCAGAAGTAAATGCCAACAAACGAGGAATATCTTGTAAGATTTGCTCTGAATGTCTTTGGAAGTGTGCAATTACAATCGGTGTTGCTGTTACGTATGCAACGTCTGCATCCGTTTGAGACTTAGCTGAGCCTTCTGTTTGAATACCTACTGAACCTTCTCCATTTGTATAGCGTGGAAACGAGTAAATGGCATCTGTTAACGGAACTGATGGAATTAATGAGCGTACGTGTGTTTTTCTGTTTGGAGAAAAAGCAAAATTGTTTGAGAACGATGTTGGTAAAGTTCCTGTAACATTGCTTGACGTTACATTGCCAACTGCCTTAGAGAAAAGTAGTTCTTGACCTGCTTCAATGTCAAAAGAAATACCTCTGCTTTTGCGATTTTTGATTTTCTCAATGTCCTCTTTTGCTTGTTCAGCTTGTTCTGCAAGGTCTTGATGGAAAGATTTAGTTTTTGCATCAAACGCTTGGTTAGTACGTTTAGCTGCCAATTCGATTGCATCTTGTTGCTTGCCTAACGCTTCTAATTGTGCTTTTACTTCACCGTGCTTTACCAAAAGGTTGTTAAGTTCTGTTTTAACAGTTTCCTCAACTCCTTTTACGCTTAACTTTGCCTGCTCATCATATTTATTGATGCGTGAATCAATCGAAGTTTCGATAGACTTAACAACTGCATCTAATTGTGCTTGTTCAAGTGCCATTTTATTGTGTGTTTTTTGTGGATTTATATTTGTGATAATCTGCTCAAAAAATAATCAAAATTTACTTCCTCTTTCGGTTGAGGTGCTTCTTTTGCGACCTCAATGAGTTCTTTTTTTACAAAGTTTTCTTCAATTATATTTTCAAGTAATTTGATTTCAATATCAAGTAAAGGGAAAAACTCATCTGTAAAATTACCGTTCTTATATGCCTTAGTTAATCTTTTTAACTGATTAAAGACTTTTGAAAGGTCATTGTCGTACACTTGTGAGAATAGGTTTTTTACTTCTAATGTTGGTGTATCTGGATTTGCTCCCCAAAGAACAGTTGAACCTTCATATAATTTAGCTTCGTAAATTACGTTATAAGCGTTTCCATTAGTCGGGTCTGTTTTTGCTTCCCATTTGCCTTTTGGCACTCCGAACATTACGCTGTGCTGATTCCAAATACCATCTTGATACCCTTTTAAAATATCGTTAGCATGAGCGGAATCTCGTATTGTAGAGGTCATTTTCAATCCATATCCATCTTCTTCAAAGAACGGCTTACTTAATACGTATTCGGGTTGCGTGCGATGATTAGAAAGGTGAAAAAGTTCGTTTGTTCCGTTACTTCCTCTTTCTGAAATGCTTTTTTTGTAGCACCCTTGCATCATCATATCACCGTCTAAGTCAATATTTCCAAACTTAGATACGTAAGCTACAATCGTTCTTTTAGACATATCTACGTCCAAAAGTTCAGTTGCAATATTTTTATATTGTGTGGATTTCATTGCGGATTAAAGCATAAGATACTTTTTTACTTAAATTTAACTTAGTTTAAGTACTTTTCATTATATTTGCACAATGAGCCGTATATTTTTACACTAAAACGTCTATTATATGCAAGTAGTCAATACAAAGGATGTAATGAAAATTTTTGGCTGTGGTTCTACAACAGCAAAGAAGAAAATAAAATTGGTACGTGAAAGTTTAGGCAAGGCAACTTGTAACGGTAGAGGAAAAAGGGGAGCAGACCCGATAACGGACGAGCAATTAATTGAATACTTTAAATTGAAGTAAAATGATTTCAACAAATGTTATAGAAAAATTATCCTTAGTAAAGGAGACCGTTTATAATTGTGAACCGATTTATAAATTAAATGAAAATGTATTTATTGGAATGTTTGACAAAAGAAAGCGTTTAACTACTCTTTTTTTGTCAATTGGTTGTACAAGAAAAGACGTTATCATAAGTTACGACTTTTTAGAAAGTGCTTCAAAAGAAGAAATACTTGAAGTAATTCAAATACAAATTGAAAAATTAGCCAAATAATTCAGTAATCAACTGGCTAACGAGTAGATTTGATATTATGCCTGTTTGTGGCAGTACTTGTTCTTGATTTGGTGAAGGAAGGTAAACAATAGCACAACGACAATTAACAACATTTGCAGCACTTCCGCTAGGGTCGGCAGGGTACATCATTTGTTCACCACCAACTACAAACATTTCTTCTTTCTTAATAGGCTTATGACCTAACATATTAAGGTGTGCTTCACGGGTACGCATATCGCTTACAGGTATCCAAGCTTTGTCAAGTTTAAACGGGGAGTCTTGTACGTTTATTTCAGCTGCTTTTGAATTAATAAAAGTAGTTTCAGTACGTGCAATAGTCAATGCTCTTTTCTTTGCTATTGCTCCACCTGTTTTACTTAATATTTCATCAGCAATTTGTTTTTTTGTTTTGTTCGCTGCAATGCCTTTTTCAATAGTTTCACGTATTAAGTCTCGTGTGTGTTGTGTTATTTTTGTAACCTTGTCAGCTACTTCTTTTAGTGTAGATATTTTAGCAAGTTCTGCTATCTTTTCAGCATCACGAAAGGAAATATTAATTGCGTCAGTAGGGTTTTTGTCTTTCTGACTACTTAACTTAAATTGTTCTTTGTGAAACTTTAAAAACGTCTTCCCTACTTTCGGATAAAACTCATTAAACGCTGTTTTAAACGTTTCTTCTTGAATAATAGAGTTAATTTGACTTAATAGATATTCAAGTGGATATTCGTTTAAGAATGTTTTAATAACTCTACTTTGTGACTTTAATGTTTTAAAAAAGAAATTTAAAGCATAACGCTCTACTCTATTGTTGAATTTAGAGTAAACTTTACCGTATGTTATTTTGTCTTTTTTAGTCATTAAATGAAAATATATTTATTATTTTAGAATATTCACTTTTCTACTAAAATAGAACCTATCATATAACTAAATGAAAATGCTCCTATAATAGAAAATAAGATAATTAATATTTCTTGTTTTTCGTCTTGAATAATTTCGCATTTCATCAAGTTAAAATACAATATGTCGTTTTTGTTAGAAGTGACATAAATAGAAGGAGAAACTTTTAAATCAAAAACTATATTTTCAGAATTTCTAAGTATTAAATAAAATTCGGCACTTTGTCTAAATCCTGCTGACGTTTGAATTTTCCCTAATACAATACACCGTTCTTTATGTTCTTTTCTATAATCATTGTTGATTACAAAGTGCAATGAAAATATACTTACGATAAGGCAAAGAAATATTTTTAGATAAAATCTCATTATAAGTTTTTTTATATTTTATTTATTAAATTGTACGTAAATATATAAAATAACTTTTATAATTAATACCCTGCCGAAACATTTGCATCGGGTAAAGTGTTTGATAAATCGTCTAAAATAGTTTTACTTGATGAAACTAATATTTTATCTCCGTTTTCCCCTGCATATTCGCCAAACTTCCACATATCACGTATTTCATTGATAGTAAATGCTTCGGTATCTTTCATTTCCTTTGCTGTATCTCTCAATTCTTTTTGTATTTCTGGTAATACTGTATAATCAAAATCTAACATTAATCCCTCACCCCAAGATTTGACAAATGACGAATTTAAACAGTTTTTCAACGCTTCAAGTTCAGGCAATACTCCGTCAGTAATACAGTTTAAACGTGCTTGTTGCATATTATCTTTTGTACTACTTTGATGGTCATTAAATACTACTCGGCTATCAACATGAAACAATGAACACCATGCTTGTATATCCATCTTATTCGTTTCTAAGATTTGCAAATCAACAGGTGAAAGCCCTATTTGTGCAACCCCTAACGGTAAACTATTAACAACTACGCCTTGATTTCCTGCTTCACGTAATCGCTTATTCAAAGCAACATTCATTGAATCAACCGTTTCACCGTCGGGCATTGTTATTGCTGCTCCAATTAGTTCTTTTGGTACGGTCGGAAACACTAACGTTCTCGCTCCTCTATTTTGTAATGATTCTGATTCTGCTTCTAACGCTGCGTTTGATTTGGTTAATAATCCTCTTGCTGCTTGCATTACCGATTGACCTGATAAATGACTACCTGCAACGGTGTAATTAGATGAAAAGTTACGAGCAATCATTATTTGTTCGGTCGGTATCTTTTCGGCAGGATTACGTGAATCTTGATAGTAGTCAATAATGTTTAATCCGCTACCACTAACCGCTTGAATGTAATTGGCAGGTAATAACCAAAGTTCTTGCATCTTTTTAGCGTTCAATCCTTCATTTGTAGCAATGCCTTGAATAACAGAACGACCAACGAACTTTTTATAAATGTAAAATCCATAAACAAACTCGTCCCACGTCATAGTAGGATTAGGATTTTTTAATACGTCTAAAAGTGGATGGTCTTTTACTTCAGTAAACGCTTTGTTTTTTATTCTTAACGCTTCAATGTAGTTTGTGTGACTGCCTTCTTTTCTTAACGCTTGATAGTCTTTCGCTGCTCCTTTGTCCTTTGTGTTGTATAGAATAGGAGGGACTAATGTCATTTTTCTTGCAGCCCAATCTGCAACGGTAAATATAACATGATTCCCTTCAAAGCCTTTTCTTAAATAAGTGTCTGTATCATCAGCAAAAAATATAACAGGATTTGCTCCCATCATTCTAAAAATCAAGTTTGCAGGCTGTGCCGAGCTTTGTTGCAAAACAATAGATTTCTTTTTAAAAATATCGAATAATCCCATTTTATTTTTATGTTGTGTGTGTTAGTATATTTTCCAAACGACCGATTCGTTGACAAGTTCAAAAGAATAACGCATCATTATCATATCTGAATAATCGGGTGAATGACCTAATAACTCTTTTACGTCTTCCTTTCTTAGAACTGATTTTTTGCCGTCAGAATCAATTTTGCTTTGTTTAACGTATTGTAATTCCTCAATAATCTTTTCTTTGTGTTCTCCTTCAATAGCAAAAAATACCTCGTTCTTATTTATTTTGTCCGATAAACCAAAATAGCATTGTGATTTTAAATTAGTAAAGTTTGCATCTTGGTTGTTTAGTTGTATTGGTCGGGCATTATTAATGAAACCTTTGCAATGTAAAAAGTCTTTTACTCCGCCGCCTACTCCATCTTCATCGACAATAATATTCGATAAAGGTATTTGATATTGTGTTCTTAGTCTATTTATTTCACTTGCTACAAAGTCTAGACCACTTTTATTTATTGTTTCAACTTTTATCAATCTCCAGCCATTCCAAATTCCTATTACGGTCTTATCTCCTCCATATCTGGCAATATCTGCTGTTATAAACCCTTTGCCTTCGGGAACAAATATATTACTGAAACAGTTTACAATGTTTTCATAAGGTATTAAAATTGTCGGGTCATCATCATACTCAAAGTTTCCATAAATTAACCTTTCAATAGTAACCCTATTTGCTGTTTTTAAAATACCTTCAACGTAATCATTAACCTCTGGGCTAGGATTATCTTTTGGTAAAGCAGGAATAAAAACTATTTCGTTAGACTGATTGTCCTCTTTATATGGTTTATAATACCTAGTATAAACATGGTTTTTGGCAGGGTTAAAAGTTTCTAATACTTTTTTACAAATATTGTACTTATGATTGTTTTTCCTGCCTAATCTAGTAAATAATATTTCAATTGCTTTATAATCATTTTCAGCACTTTCATCTATTGCTGCCCCTGTTAATTCTAAACCTCCGAACCTTGTGTATAAAGGGTCTGATGGTTTATATGCCATGTCAATTAAAAATATAACAGAACCGTTTTTAAAGAATATTGCATTAGCTTGTTGATTATACGAGTAATCTATATCAATTTGTATATTGCACTCTCTAAATACTTTAAATAAGGTCAAAAGAGTTGTTTTCTTTAATGTTACTAATTCTTTCCTTCCAAGTCCCCAATATGTCTCTGGGTAAGCAACGCACATAATTGTTAGCCAATAACACAATAAATAACTTTTGCCTGAAAATGCAGAACCTCCATATCCAATAAATAAAGTTTTATTATCAAATAGATATGTTAGTGCTAAATCTTGTTTTTTTGATGGTTTAAAATTAATTACAATGCCTTCATTCATTTAGTTTTCTTTATCGTCAACAGTTCTAATTATATTGATTATTGGCAACTGTTCTAATTTTTCCCCTTTACTCGTCATGTCTGTTTGTTGTAAAGCCTTTCCGAACATATAATCCCGATAATCTTGCATTGCTTTTGACCTAGTTCTTTCATCTGTAAACTCTGAAATAATTAATCTAAGTCCTAATGGTTGCGTTGCGTCGTCGGCTACTGCTTTTATTTCTTCTTCCGTTGCTGAAAACAAAAACGAATAGCACTCAATCAAAGCCTCCTTTGATAATGGCTCAAAACCTTTTTCTTTCATTGCTCTATTGAATTGAGTAAAAGATTTTGGTTTCCTACCACTATTTGAGGGCTGATTAGTGCTTGAAAATTGGGTATTTTTCCCAAGTTCTGCAATATTATCTCTTGCCATATTTGAACCGATTAATAACCGATTTTATTAACTTTTTCTTTTAGGGCTTCTTTTTCCTGCTGATGTGCTACTTCTGCCCCTTAAACGCCAATCTTTTAGGCGTTGTTTTTTTCCTTCTCCGCTTGAACCACTTGCCATAATTTATTACCCCTAAGGGATTTCTTTTTAAAATGTGAATCAATATTATGATTTATTGTTTTATATTTTTCTAAAATATTTTCTTGAAACTCTAAATTGAATTGATAAAGTTGTTCGTTTTCCTCAACTACAAATTGCTCAATGTTTGAACTTGACCGCAAATTAGCTGAACCATGAATAATAATAAACTTTCCACACTCAGTTTCAATTAAACATAACTTACAATGTGTTCCTGCTGCTGCTAATTGAAACTTATTGTCTATGTCAAGTTCTTGATACATATAAGGGATTAAATCTCCTTTTTCATGCGAGAAGAAGTAATCACTAATAATTAAGTCTAACTTTTGAACAAAATCACCATCAATTAAATTTCTTAAACTATCAATGTTGTTTTGTGACATGGACAAAGTTGATATTACCATTCTTTTAACTAGGTAATTTTTTTCAACTATTAATGCTTCAATAAAATCACCAAAAATAAAAGTGCCGTTTATAATAAAAAAATGGCGGATATTTTTTTCTATTTCAATATTTTTAGCTAGCTTTTTTGCATCTGAATACTTTAAATATCTTTCGTCAATTTCCTCCGATTGTGGTGGAGTAATATATCTTGATGAAAACTTTGTATCTATTTTAATGTCTATTACAATAGGTCGAATTTCAATAGGATTAATTAACATAATTCATAGGATTAAATTTTAAAAAATAAGCAGGCAAACATTATGCCTGCCATTTAAAAACCTAAACAATTTATCTATGAAAAAACTTTTTATCAAAGTTAAAAAAAAGTTTGTATTTATCAAAATTAAATTGTATAAAGATTATTTTTGTAGTTTTTGATTGTAAAAAGCACTACCTTTTGAGTAGTGTTACGGTGAATGAGTGAATATTTTAATAATTTGACAATGAAGCACCTGATAATACAACAGAATAACAATTATCTTCATTATCTCTGATTTTATAAACATATCCTTCATTGCCTCCTAAATCTAAGCATTGTCCAAGTTCTGCATTTTGTTGAAAATCTTCAATGTCTTTACAATCTTCTATTACGTCCGTAAAGAAATAATTTTCTTCATTTGATTCAATCCCTAAAAATGAATCTACTTTTTCTGCTGATAATAATTGATTTGCCATTTTAGTATTAGTTTAAATTTGAGTAGTGCTTTAGGTAGGACAAATTAATTAATTATTTCATATTTTTCTTCTGAAACATTAAAAGCATATCCATAAAAATCTTTTCTCTTTTCTTGATAGTTGTTATATTCTATTCGATCTTCTGTAGTAAGCGTATATAAGCTATCCATAGACATACTTTGTTTTGAAATAATTTCTTTGTGAGCTAATATAAAAGCACTCAATTCATCATGTTGTTTTTTTAAAGTTTCATATTTTTTTCTTGTAACTCTTTCTTTTGTAAAAGATGATTCACTAATTGGGTTGAAATCTAAATTTTCCATTGTTTTATAGTGTTTTATAATTTATTAATTTCTACACAAGGGGCATAATTATGCTTACCGTAACCGCAACGAACTTGCACACGTTGGAAAGGTTTATACGCATCAAAATAAGGGTTATCCATAGGCAACTCAATATCCACCGATATTCCTTTTTCTTTTTCAAAAACGATAATCGAAAGTTTCCAAGCGTTCGGAAATTTTTCATCGGGTAATGTTGCAATGGCTCGTATGCTGTCAGCTTTCACGCCCAACATTTCAGCCATTTGCTCGTATGACCAGTCATAATTCCGTTTCATACGAGCAAAGCGTTCTTTCCAAGTCATAATTTAGAATAAAAATCTTTGTAAGATTTAATTTCAGTATCGACACCACTAAAATCATTTGTTTCAGCTATCTCAATAATGATGAAATTGCATTTTCTTGCTCCAATCATTACTATTTTATTTTCATCTTGAAAACTATCTTTATGAAAATCTTCATCTGAAATTAAGTTGAAAAACTTAAATCCACTTTCCGAAAGAAAAGAAAATGTATCTTTCCAAGAGTCAAAAGACATTGCTTCTAAAGCCAATTCTCTTGTTATTTTGTAGTTAGATGCTTCCATAATTTTTTAAATAGCAACAGCCATTCCGATTTTAATTGCGTTCATAAATCTATTTAATCCTGTTGAATTACCTGATTCAACTATTTGAGAATCAACGGTTATTTTCTCATCGTTTTGGTCTATTACAGTAATAATATCAGCACCAAAACGTCCATAACTTCCATTTACTTTGAATTTTTTTCCGATTAGATTTTCCATTGTCTTGATTGTTTATTGCGTTGTTTGATGATATAAAAGTACGAAGAAAAAGAATACTATGCAAATATATATTTGCATTTAATGTAATATTCTTTAAATAGTACAATGTTTTCTAAATTATTCG